CAATTATCAAAAGATGAATTTGACTTCGCCATTCAGATTTATAAAGGCATGATGGAGCAATTCGGAAACGACATATTGTATTCTGAAGAGGTGCAGATTATTGAATACTGTATGGTTACGTGTCTTCTTAATCGTGCATTGACGAGGGAAAAGATTCTAAATGAATTGCTTGATGAACAAAGGCGCGCCCGAGCAGAATTTCAAAAGAAAAAAGATGAAATAGTTAAAAAGGTTTTGAGTGATAAAGATTTTGATCCAGATGCAGACGAAGACAGTGATGAAGAATATTATCAGGAAAAAATAGACTTAATTGATATTCGTATATCTGAGATACAAGTTGAACATAGAGACGTAAAGAAAGATCAGATTAATTTCTTTGATCGAAAAGAAAAAATTACTAAAGCTCTAAACGCATCTAGAGATGACCGAGCTAAAGAGTTAACTAAAGTAAATCAAAATCTTGGCGATTTAATTTTAACACTAAAGAAGAATCAACAATTTAGAACACAGGTTGGACTTGAATTAGAGAAGATGAGAATAGGCATCAAAGAAGAATATATAAGACTAACTACTGAACATATTTTTCAAGATGGAGAAGCAGATCATCCTATATATAATTCAGAAGTAGCTATGCGTATTAAAGATGAAGCTACTAATACTAATCGTATTATATATATTAAAGACGAGGAAGACGATGGGACTATTCAATCAAAGTAACATTATATTACTAACAGGAATAAAAGGTCAACTAGGTCAAGCTCTATGTAGATATATATACAGTAAGAATGAAAACAATCTTATTATAGGGACGACTACTAATGCTTCGTGTGATGTTGTAAAAGGTTTAAAGGACAAATACCCAAAAATAATAATAACCGAAGGAGACCCAGCAAACAAGGCTTTCATAGAAAGCCTTGTTTGCTCATTTAGGCCGAATGTGATTGGGCATCTGCACGCTCAAAGCAGTGTAGCCACCAGTCTCACTCAGCCTAGTTTAACTTATAATCATAACATACTTCCTGTATTAAATCTAATCGATATATGTAACGATAAGGATATTACGTTATTTAACATGAGTTCTGTTGAGATTTTTGGGAATTACTATTGTCCTATTATTGACGGCAGAAACGAAGAAACTCCATTGAGCCCAACTAATTCATATGGAGCATCTAAAGCGGCCGGACATACTATTATCAAAACAGAGCGTATATCAAGAAAAAAGAAGTATTATAACTTTATATGTAATAATTTTATTAGTGAATTTCAAAATACTAACTTTGTTGCGGCAAAGATTATTGATTTTGCGGTAAATAACATTGATACCTCAAATGTCCTAGAACTTGGTAACGTGGAGTCTATCAGGGATTGGATGTATGTAGACGATGTATGTTCAGCAATAGATATTGCCCTAAACAATGAGGCGTCAGATTACTGTATAGCTGGTGGTAATATACATACAGTTCGTGAATTTGTAGATATTGTCTTTGAACAATGTAAAATAAATAAGTCTAGAATTAGTATATGTAATAAACTCATACGCGTCGGTGATACTACATTTTCTACAACCTTTACCACTAAATTAAAAAATATCGGTTGGAAACCAAAGTACGACATTCACTCTTTAGTGCAAAAAATTATATTAGAGAAGAAAAATGGTAAGAAGTAGAAAATTAATTCTTAAGAGAAAAAAGAAAAAGCTACTTAAAGCTTCTACTAAAGCAAGTCTAAAGAAGAGTAGAAATAGTAATAAGCGTAAATACACAAGAAAGTATTTACAGCTACGTAATTATGTTTTGCTTAGAGATAGATACGAATGCCAACTTTGTGGAAGGACAGGGGTTAAATTAGAATGTCACCACGTAGTTAAATGGTCATCAAGTGCGGTGATTAGACAGAATAGATTTAATCTTATTTCTTTATGTAAAGACTGTCACCGTGGTATACGTAACAAAGAAGAGAGATACGCCTCAATATTCAAAAGCAGAATTATGAAAAATACTGCTAGACATAAAAGGGAGAATCTAACTTCTGAAGAGATTATGCGCAGAAGGCGTGAACAAGAAGCTTTACAGGGTAATGCAGATGTTTATCAATCTAAAAACCCAGAAGAAATAGTAAAAAAGAAAAAAGAAGAAGATTATCTACGTGTAACGTGGCGTGGTATAAAACGCAGAATATTTAATGAAAAAAGTAATAAATATCATAGGTATGGCGGCCGTGGTATTACCATGTACCCAGAGTGGGTTACACATTTTCAATTGTTTAAAAAATATATTTTAGAAAATCTTGGAGATAGACCACCGGGGCATTCTATTGACAGAATAGATAATGATGGCAATTATGAGCCCGGAAACCTAAGATGGGCTACAGCTGATATACAGAAGCAAAATAACAGTCAAACTAAGTTGGACGATGTCATGGCAGAGGTTGCGTTCATATTGTTTCATAAATATAAAAAGAAACAAAAAGATATTATGTCATTGTTTAATATGAATAATCCGACTTCTATAAGAAATATCGTTCGGGGACTCGCATGGAATAATGTTACTAAAAAATATATTAAAATAGTTAAAGATCAAATAACGTTAGATAACATGAAAGCATGGGAAGAAAAACATGCCCCTAAAGATAATAGTTGACTCTAGAGAGAAGAAAGACTTTTTTACTTTTAACTCTTATAAAGATGTCGAAGTTATAAATACTAAATTAGATACTGGTGATTATAGTTTACTTGGATTCGAAAATAGAATTACTATTGACAGAAAAAGAAACACTAATGAGTTACAAATGTGTTTCGGCCAAAGCTGGAAACGGTTCCAGCGTGAATTAGAAAGAATGACTAAGTTTGAAGAAGCGTACATTTTATGTACATTTCCTAGAGAAAATTTATATATATTCCCTGAGAAATCAGGTATACCTTTTTCTAGATGGAAAAAAATAAGAACATGTGCCAAATTCCTAGTCAAAAGATATAGGGGCATAGAGGATGTTTATAGGGTTAAATTTATTTTTTGTGATTCAAATTATGAGGCTGAGCAAAGAACCTATGAAATATTAAGGGACTTTTATGATAAACAATCTTAAGATAAGTAACAAGGATAAGTCAGTTCTACAGAATACATTTCTTGGTAGAATGACACCGGCTGAAATTGATAATAAATTTAATGAGGCGTATCTTGGTGTATTAGTAAATGACAAGAGTGTATTTAATCCTCTTGAAATATTACCATCATGTGCCCATGATAAATTTGCTGAGTACATATGCTACCTAATGGGCCAGCCTGACTATTTATACTTTTTAATTAAGTATATTCTACAGATAGATTCATGGCCGCAGCAAGTTTTGCTTATTAAAGAAATGTTTACTCATAGATTTCCAATTTTAATTGGGGCACGCGGTTTGAGTAAATCTTACTCACTAGCGGTCTATATGTTACTTAGAATGATTCTGATACCCGGCACCAAGTGTGTTATTACATCGGCTGGTTTCAGACAGGCTAAAGTTGTTTTCGAATATATGGAAACAATATATAAAAAGTCTTTGATGCTTCAAAGTTGCTTTCCAGAATCACGTAAAAACGGTCCAGTGCACGGTACTGACGTTTGGACATTTAGAGTTGGTGATAGTATTACTTATGCTATTCCAGTAGGTCCGGACGGATCAAAGGTGAGAGGTTATCGTGCAAACTGTGTGGATAAAAATACACTAATCCAAACAGAAAATGGACTAGTTAAAATTAAGGATTTCCTAAGCTCTGAATGTGATTCAGTAATGAATATTAATTCTTTATTTGAATGCCCTAATAAATTTTACAAAACAGAATTAACGGACGTATACGAACTTAAAACTGAACTTGGTTATAGTATAAAGTATTCAGTTGTACACAGATTACATACACCGAATGGATGGAAAGTAGGAACAGAGATTGAGGAAGGTGATGAGGTAATATTAGATACTAATGATTACTTTCCAGAGGACTATGCTGTATTTAATGGGTGCCAATTAGATGAATATGAGATATTTAGCACTGGCTTAATAAATCTAAGTTCACTTGCAGCAAATGAAGTGCCATGGTATATTCTACAATCTCCAAGAGGAATTATATATAGATTTCTTAAGATGCATTTTGGACACAATTGGACTAATGCATCCTATGTTACACAACATCTAGAAAAAGCAAGACAATTACAAATATTATTACTTAAGTTTGGCTATAAGAGTAAGCTTGAAGATGTTAATTCTATGTATAGATTAACAATATGTGGGCAAATACATGATATTAGATTTACGGACACTGTTGTATCTGTAACTAAATTGCCGTATCAAGATGAGTTGTATGACTTTGTTTTACCTGAAACTGAGAGCTTTATTGGCAATGGGTTTGTTAACCATAACTGTCTAATTAGCGATGAGTTTGCAACCTTGAATAGACAGGTATTCGAAGAAGTTATGTCAGGCTTCTTGTCAGTTGCTGCTTCTCCTTTTGAACAAATTAAATATCAAGCTAAACAGAATGCGTATAAGAGATTTAATATACCAATTCCTAAATCATCCTCAGAGGGTGACTTTATTCAGAACCAATTGATTCTTAGTGGAACAGCGTATTATAAGCTTAATCACTTTTATGCATATGCGTCCAGATGGAAAGAGATTATCTCATCAAATGGGGAAGAGAAGAAATTAAGAGCGTTGTTTGAAAACCCAGAAGATGCCAAAGATATTGACCCAAAAGACTATACCTTAATTCGTGTTCCCTTAGAGCTAACTGCTAATGGCTACATGGATATGGCTCAGATCGCTCGTATTAAGGCCAGTACGACAAAAGACGTTTTTCTTCGAGAATACGGAGCGTGCTTTAATGACGATTCTGAAGGGTTCTATAAAAAATCATTAATCGATTCCTGTACATGTGACGAAAATGATAAAGAGCATTTATTCGTACCACAACTTTATGGTGACAAGAATAGAAAATACGTAATGGGTGTTGACCCAGCTTACGAGGGTGACAACTTTGCCATTGTAATCTTAGAAATAAATGGACGAGAAAGAAGAATAGTACATTGTTGGACAACTCAAAGTTCAGACCATAAACAAAGATTAAGAGATGGAATTACAAAAGAGAATAAGTTCTTTGATTATTGTGCAAGAAAAATTAGAAATCTAATGAAGCACTTCCCTTGTGAGTTTATTGCTATTGACCCACATGGCGGTGGTAAACTTGTAGTAGAAGCTTTAATGGACCCAACTAAACTTGAACCAAATGAGGAATTAATTCTTGAGGTAATTGATCCAGAAGAAAAGCCAAAAGAAACCGACTTAATGCGCGGTCTACATATTGTTAAGATAGTAACTCCAACATCTGAATGGAACTCAGAGGCTAACTACTCCATGAAAAAAGACATGGAAAACAAAATGCTTAGATTCCCATTCTCAGATGAAATATCATATGCTTTGGCTGAGTACTATGACCATGATATGGGTGATCATAAATCAATGTACGATACTCTTGATGATTGTATATTTGAAATAGAAGAATTAAAGAAGGAATTAACTACTATTACAGTTACAGAGACTGGTTCTGGTAGAGAAAAATTTGGTACTCCAGAAAATAAAAGTCAAATACATAAAAAGGGAAGACTAAAGAAAGACCGATTCTCTGCCTTATTGTTAGCTAATTGGGTTGGTAGAACTATGATCCCTGATATAGCAGAATACGATAATCCAAATACATATAATCTGTCTGGTTTTATAACTTCTAAAAATACTGGGCGATTATTTACTGGCAATAGTAAGGTAGTAAGAAAATTAGAAGATTTATATAGAAATCTACGAAAATAGAGAAGTATATGTATAAGATCTTTTAATAGGTATTACAATAGGTATTAACTTTATGTCTGCTAGTAAATTCAATTATACTCCAGAAACTTTACAGCAAGCTGTAGCTAATGCTGCTGGTGGTGCCAAGGCTTTTCAAACAGTCACGGCTGGGATAACAAATACATTTGCTTCATCAGCTTCTCCTGTACTTGCAACTCATGGTTCTATGATTGTAAGAAATGAATATACACGTGATAACTATGATGCTGCCCGCCCGTCAGAAAGAGTACCACAAGAATTCATTGAAGTAATGACATTTTGTAATGAAGCTTATTTTAATATAAGCATTGTTAGGAATATTATTGACTTAATGAGTGACTTTTGTGTTAAAGGCATTGATTGGAATCATAAGAATAAAAACGTTCAGTCATTCTATCGCTCATGGTTTAATAAAATTGATGGGAGAAGTATTTCAGAGCGTTTTTGCAATTATCTACTTAGACTTGGTAACGCATGTATAGTCCCAGAA